AATACATAAGCAACGGCACCTAATAGCACTAATAGAATAACAATCGTTGCTGCATGTTCTGTTAAAAAATTCATTCTACTTCCTCCTCTATAATAGGCTTTGCGCCATATAACGACGCCAATTTAATTTCGTTTTCACGTTTACTTTTCCAATAGTAAAAGGCAGTTCCAGCGGATATTTCCGCGAAACCGCCTGTTAAAATGATTGCTACTAATTGTACATCACCGTTTTTACCATGCATGACCATTTGATAAGTTAAATAGCAAGCGAACGCAATAACAATAGAACCGCTTAACCATGAGATTTTTAAAATGGTTTTGCTAAATTCTTTTTTCTTTTTCTTTTTTTTATCGGTATCAATCATTAGAGGACCTAATTTAATATACATTCGATCACCTACTGTTCATCGTTTGCTATACCTTCAATCTTGTTAATACGTTTATGTGCTGAGCGTACAGAAGCATCGATTAACGCAATTTTTCGCTCTTGTTCGATTCTCGCTTTTTGGTCTGCTTTTTGTTCGATCTTAATGTCTTTTACATCGGTACTAATCGTTAACAATTGGGTTGATATTTTAGCGTTTTCTACGGCTTCTATCTTATCTTTTTCAGCTTGAGTACGTTCTTCGGCTTTTAAATCTTTATCTCGTGCTCGATTAAATGATACAAACGTCATTGTGAAACCAAAAAGTGTTCCTAAAAAACCGATTACTGCTGTTAATGCATTAAATTCCATACTACACCGTCCTTTTACAATAAATAAAAACGCTCTGAAACAAGAACTGACTAACTATACGTTAAAGTCAATTTCCATTCGTCTGAGCGTTTTTTAGATAATAAAAATAACGCAAACTAACAGCTGCGTTTTAATAAATTCCTGCTATTCAATTGAATTTGAAGTTACTAAGCATTTTGGCACAATTGATAAACAAATGAGTACTCGCAAAAATGCGAATACTCATTTTCTTCTACGAGTAAACTATCTTTATACTTTCCATTCTACATTTTGCTTTATAACTTTAGCAGGGACACCGCCAACTAAAGTTCTAGGTGGAACATCTTTATTAACTAGCGACCCTGCAGCTATAATAGAACCTTCACCAATAGTAACGCCTTTTAATATTGTAACATTTAAACCTATCCATACATTATCTTCAATTTTGATAGGCTTTGTAATAGTATGATCATGAGAAGTTATTTGGTGATCGTCAGAATCTCGTATAGTAACATTTTCGGAGATTATTACGTTATTACCTATACTTATATGTTCAAAACAAGCTATGTTAGCTCCATAATTAATGTAACCTGAGCCTACTTCGAATGTAGCATCCTTATTAATAGAAATTCTACATCCAGAATAAATGGAGAAATCACCATTTACTTTGAATTTTGCACCCTCACGCAAAACAAAACTAGATTTAAAATAACCTACATTTTCAAAACTGCACCCTAATTGAAATCTGCAGTTATTTTCAAAACTGCTCCTTTTATGAGTGCTTAGTATAACATTTTTATATACTAATGATTTAGTTTTAAAACTATTAATGGGATTTAATGATAATACTTTTTTTAATTTCCTGATTTTACTCATCTACACACCGCCACATAAAATATAAATTTACTTTTACGTTATATTATACCATATATATTGAGTACCAAAGTAGCAATCTTAATTCTACTTAGCAGTGATTGGATAAACATTTTAATCGATTAATTCCATCTCTATATGACTTCACAAAAAATTTTACTAATGTTATTTGGAATTGTAATTTAAAATTATTAATTACCGTTTTTAATGGAACGATTAATTTGAGGCGTCGCTAAAATCATTTCTTTTTCATCCTTTGTTAAACGATCTTTTGCTACTTGTCCTGTTAAATAAGCCTCGTCAACTTTCTTCATAATCCACATATTCAATAAAAATACATACGCTACTGATTGTTGTTGATTTGTCATTTTACATTACCTCCATCATCATTAAAATCATATTTTCTAATTGCTCGATACGCTCTTTGTCGGTCGGTTTTGGCGGAATCGGTGTCGGGTCATGTGCATTTATAATTTGTTGCACTAAATCCATATCTGTGCCACCTGCAAAAATAAAATCCGCTTGTGTGTCGTCGTCATTATATACGTATAAGACGTGTAAAATCTTTATACCACCGCGATTAAATTCGTCTGTTAGTTTTGATACATTAATATTTTGTATAATCACGATAAATCAGCCACCTTTACGATTTGTGCGTAAATATTGCCACCGATAATGTTTAATGCACTACCACTAGATTGATTAACTTTGATTAATAAAATCTCTGTAGTGTTTTTTTGTATTGTTACGCAAATACTAACTGGTGTATGGTATGACGCATTTGCGGCCTGTCTGCCATCTAAAACACCCTCGACGTTTACATATCTAACACCTTCGCCATTTGCATCAAACACCACAAACAAATGTACCTGATATACCCCCTTTTCTAACAGTATCTTACCGTCTCTTATACTGGCGAAATCTGCATTATTGTTACTCTCTATTGAAGACCAGAAAATATCGACATTAGTGTCATTTGCTATACTCTGTGTTTGCGTTGCGGCGACAGTTACCCACTTTTTAGTTTCTTCCAAATGCTCAGTAACTTGTTGCTGAACATTTGAAATGGATTGTTCGATATTTGTCATTTTTTGCTCTAAAGGTTGTACCTTGAGAACTATTTGTTCATCAACATATTTTTTGGATGCATAGATAAATGTAGGATCTACTTTTAATACTACAGAACTAGCGTTTGTGACTTCTAAGATAACTTCTAAATATAAATCCTTTGCACTTCCTTGTGCTAAGACGGGTTTATATGTTTCTGGCATTTTACCTATTGCCAACAATGCGTTATCTTTATCAAAAATACCAATTTCGCGAATAGTAAAACCACCGACTTCAGATGGGATAACACCTACTACGACGATTCTATTTTCGTTATCTTCATCAATAGAAACAGAAGAAATAGCACCTTCCCACACTTTATTTCGTAAGCTTGTCATATCCTTGGTTGGTGTGTAATATCCTCCATTTCCATCACCTACTGCAATTTTTGCAAAATCTACATCTGTTTGCATAATGGTTGCGTTTGCGAATGCTGCCAAACCCAAATCTGTCATAATTGTATAGAACTGTTCAGCCACTTTACTTCCCTCCTTCTGGATATACCGAGATTTTCTCAAATGAATTATGGGTTGCTATAACGGTTTTCACATTCGCCGTCGAATCTATGTTTGTAATTGCATATGGATAAACAGTTATTTTTTCTGATGCTAAAGTTGCTGTTGCTACGTATACGGTACTTAGAGTTGTAGCATATATATTTAATGCCTCTAACCAAGAACGTACATTTTTATATTCCATAACAAGCATTTCTAACAACTTTACTGTATCTTCATTTAGACCTTTATCAGTCACACGTAAATGAAGCTTGAAATGATATGGATCTCCACCATATTCAAACCATTCTTGTATCCTGCAATCAATATTAATTAAGCGAAATACCATTTCTAATGCTGCAGGTGTGCCCTTTAATCGATGCAATTCAATTGAATGTTTAATCAGATTGATTCTTTGTTCTCTAGTTGTAGCGAGCTCTAATCCTTCATTAACCGTTATATGACTTTCCCATAAAAGATGCTCAATAATTTCATCTGGTAGCGCATCTAAGTTCATTCGATAATTAATTTTGTCGGCCCATTCTAGCATGTTATCTAATGATTTTTGCAATGAATTTGCAAGATGCTTCACTTTTTCATCTCGCAATAAGTTATCCGGTATTTCACGTAATAACGTATTTTGATGTAAATTAATCATCTTCTACGCCCCCAAACACGACATTTTTATTTCGTATTTGAGCAACTTGACCAGGTTGTATCACTGTAAAAACTGGACTTGCAACCTCTACACGCTTCGCACCAGCTCTCACAATCTCACGGATTAGTTTAGACGGATTAATATCCCGCCCAATCTTTTCTGATTGCCAAATGATATAGTCGTCAATAGCACGCTCTATTTTGCCCCTTATGAGCTCCTTATCGATTGACTCGGTTTCGAGGTAGTAAGTGACGTCTAAGTCGTATTCAACGACTGTGGGCGCTTCTACGCTTAAAAAATCAGTCAATGGACGTACGTGTTTTGGATTGCATGTTTCATATACTGCATCTAAAATTTCTTGCGTGGGCAATTCACCATTTTGTAAAAGCACGCTAATATTGACTCGTCCAGGTATCGGCATGTACACGTAAACGTCACTAATAAGCGCAGATGCAGACTTAGCAAAGTATTCATAGGCACCTTCCGAACCGGCATTTGATAGTGCTTCAGGAGCCATGTAAATACGCTCTCGATAGGCTTCATCTGTTTCACTTTCAGCGCCACCATTCGAAATCGTAATGTTTTCGACTTTACTTACGTATGGTAGAGGCTTAACAAGCGTGTCAATCTGACCAAGTCCGAATCCATTGCCAATTAATCCGGGTACGGTACAGGTTAAATCGACATCTACAAAATCGACACCTGGTGGAATGGCCAATTCGTAATCTGTAGCAAAAAAAATAGCAGCTTCAGAAGAAGTTGCTAATGCACCTGCAGGGATTATTTGAGACGACGTTAACGGTACGGATAAATGCAAACGCAACTTAGTTGTAGCAGCAGTTGCAGTTAAACGTGGTGTACGCCATTCAGCGCCTTTATGCTCCAGCACATCTTCACGTGCGTAATACAATAAGTTTTGACGTGCAGCGTCGTTAATCGCAATGTTTTGCTTTGTAATGACGCTAGCAACTGTTAAAAAAATTAAATATAACGGATCTGCTTGTGCTAACTTACGACCTTCTACATTCTCGTAAGTCGTAATAATTTCATTCGTTAGCTGTTGTGGATCCGTTTCTAAAAAGTTTATTTCGGGTAAATTTGTTGTCATAGCTTCACCCCATTTCGAATACTGAAATAAATGATTGGATATACTTTCCCTTCAATTTCAGCGCTCATTTTTACTTCTTCTACCATTACGCGTGGCTCATATTTTTCAACTACCTCAACGACTTCTCGTACGTAAATTGGTAATAATACAGTAAGTGGTCTATCGATAAATTCAGCTGTGAAGCCAAATTCCCTGAAGAGTGGTACCGTAAACTTATACGTACTCAAAATCGTATTGATGTTTTGATAAATTTCCTCGAGCACCGTGGCTGGACGGAAATTTATGTTTTTAGGCTCATACGTCAATGTATAGCGTGTCATACATATTCCTCCATCGTCACGCTCGCGCTTCCCGAAAGCACATTACCGCGATTATCAAAGTGTTTCATGTCTTCTGACACGCTCGATATATACCACTTACCTACACCATATCGCTTCGAGCCAATAATTAATGTATGTGCTTCGCCACTTCGTACATATCGTACAAGCTTATCTAGCTCCTTAATGGGATTAACGCCTAAACTTGCTGTGAACATCATGTTAAACGTAATCTGCCCCTGACCTGGTCCCAAAAAGTCAGGCTTTGGCTTTGCTAAATGAATATCGTGTTTCGCCCATCTTGCTGATTCCGACCTTTTGAAACTGTCAAACGTTTTTACCTGCTTTTCTGATACCGTAAAAACAAGTGGTCCCCATGCGCCTATCATGTTAACCACCTCACAGGGTTTTCTGTTTTAATTTCTAGCGTTCGTTCTTCTTCAATCCACTTTACGTAGTTATTAGAGTCAATCCATATACCAATTCGATCTTTACCTTCCTCGGCTATTTCGGGTACTGGCTTATCAACCTCTGAATAAATTGTGCCGATAATCAAGCCGTTTTCTTGGCCGTTTGAAAGGAATAAACAAACTGCAGTTTCATCAATGTCCGGCATCCAATAAAACTTATGATGTAGCGTATTTTTTTGCATAACGGGTAGCCAAGGAGAAACCGTGTCGTCTCTGTCTTCAAAAAGCACACGTGCCGTGCATTTTTTACGATCAACAGCTGTAATTTTGCCGTACCTAACAACCTCAAAAGGCACTCCATGCATCTCTTTAATAAGGCAACACCTCCCTCAATGAAATGTCAGTCGTGTATCCACCAGTTACTTTGTGACTGCTCGTTTCGATGAAGTATTTGCCATCAAATGCTTTGAAGCCTTCCACGTCAACAGTAATACCCTGAACTAGCCTTTCGTCTCCTAAAAGCGTAATTTTGCCTTTTCGAGCACCTTTATTTTTATTCCTTGCTTCAGCTTTGGCCCAACGCATAGCTTCATCTAAACTTTTAGCACGCTTATTAACCTTTAAAATCGGTCCTTTTTCTACACCTGGCACAACATAAATGTATTTGAGCACTTTCTTTTGTACATCGTCAAAATATGAAACTTCCACTTTTTGATACTGCTCTTCTGCTGCCGTATCATTGAAGCTATATGACTTAATATCTGCTTCACCCTTACGAATTGTGCGCACAGCTTGTTTACTTTCATACGATTTTTCATCGTATACGACAAGTTGTTCTTTCGTTACTTTCACTGCGAAGCCTTCTTTTTTTGCTAACTGTTTAGCAAAAGATAAATCTGTTTGTCGCACTTGATCGACACGATCATACATATAATCAGGTGCATCAAATAGCAATTTAAGTCCTGCTGATGTAGCCAAATCCCCTAAAATAACGGACAACATAACGTTTTCCCATGCACGTGTATGTGCTGTCTCTTTACCTCCACCGACAAATGGTACAGATAAAGCTTTAATACTAATCGTATCCGGTGGACCTTTAAAGCCAACATCATCAATATAAAAAGTGCCACAATCAAGTTGCAGCACTTCTTTTTCTTTGCGCCAATTTTCTAGGCGTATAGATGCTTTCACAGTATCGGTCTTTTTAGGAAGCC